CAATGAGTGCTTGCTCCCGCTTACAAGCTGGTTATAAGCTGGAGATCTGTAACTCGAATTTATTATTATTGGCTTTTTATACCAGTTCCTTAATTCCTGGAGTACGCGTATTGTCGGCAGAATATTGCACAGCAACTGCACGGGAATCTGTCTTCCCAGCGTTATTTCATCCATTGTAAAGTTATTTATCTGGTAATAATCAAGCTTCTTTTGTAGATTTTCTAACATTAGAATACCTTTTATAAATCATTATAAATATAGAAGTTAGCATAAATGAGATAATCCAGATTAATCTTTCTGTATTATCCTTGCCTCTTAGAATTAAATCAGTGGCATTTACCTTTATTGTATCATAAACAAGAATAGTATCCCGGATAGCAGGGACTTCAATATTGAATTTCTTTGTCCTTGGATTGAATTCAGCAATCGCTGCAATTTCCCGCCTGCTGTTTATTGTGCTCCCCGGTCTGAATATTGTACCTCTGTAAACACTGTCATATTTAACAGGGTTTAAGTGTGCAGCCTCTATTGAATCTATTACAATTTCCGCAGCAATAGTATCTTTAATTGCAGCCCTGGTAAGTTCAATTTTCCTTAATACAATTTCTGATGTGCTGCATCCTGTAAGGATGAAGCACACCAGGCAAACAGAAATTATTTTAATCATTTCTCTTTAGTCTTATTCGAGAAATAACCGATAACAGCTACACCGATTCCCATAAAAAATGTTCCCCAGTTCCAGGAACCTCCGTTAAGTGAATCAATATACTGTCCGATTGAAGAACCAACTGCAACAACGACACCTATTACGGTTGTCAATAAATCGTAGCTTTTCATAACTACTCCTATACTAAGTTTCGCTTCCAGCGATCACTTAAAAATCTTAGCCTTACGCTATGCTCTTTGCCCTATGCTTTTTCATTTCTCGTCTTACGTCTCTCTTCTCACTTCTCGCCTCTCACTTTTTACCGGTATTCACAAACACATCCTCTTTAATCAGTTCCTCCAGTTTTTTATAATACTGCTCACTAAATCCATTTCCTGTCTCGTGCTGAAAAGCATGAACGAGAGCTTCCTGCTTATAATCAATCAATTTAATTTTTCTATAAAGTTTCATAACCAAACCAATCAACAACATCCAAAGCGGCGCAAGTAATAACTGTGCAACTCCAACCAGCATTTGAAAAGTTTCAGGCTTCACCTCAACTCCTCCTCTTGAATTTTACTTCTGTTTTCTTTCTTCTGACTTCTGACTATTTGCCTCTGGCGTTTCACGTTTCACCTTTGTCGTTTGACTATCATCATCACTCAACTCAAAGTCCCCTTCCTCCAGCCTGTACCTCTTCTTAAAATATTCCTTCGTAAACCTCACACCTATCCTGCTTAAAACTTCATCACGACTTTCACTTTCATCAACTATGTTTTCCTTTTTCTTTAATCTTATTTTAGGAGCGTCAGTGTGCCCCCAGTTCAGGAAAGTCCAGTATTGCAGCAGCCGGTTTATTCCGTCCTCAACAATTTTCTTATCGGATAAACCAATGTACGACAGCATTTCTTTGTGTATCTCAGCAGCTTTATAACTGCCGACACCATTCAGATCAGTTGTTAGTGTAACGGTAAGAACAGCTTTTGATACCTCTGTATTGTGATGTATTATCAGTATATCATATAACTTTCCGATATCGTACTGAGGTGATTCTTTAAGTTCAATCATTCCTTTTAGTGTATCCGGAAAAGCATAAACATTTTCGCTTATCATTTCTTTAAGCTGGTCCATAAAACCGTCAACCTCAATGTCAGTCCAGCTTACCGGATGATAACCTATCAGAAACGGCATTCCGTATCTTTCAACCATCAATTGCCAGAACTCAGTTGCAGCTCTCTTAAAAGTTATCGGCCAGTAACAGCGGGTAAGTATTTTATCTCCGTATGGATTATCATAAGTAGGATGAAAACGGTTTATCAGAAATTTAAATTCAGGCAGCGCTTCCCCTTCTTCAAATAAATAAAACCCCGCTGTGGATATTTTTCTTAATCTCAATTCATTATCATTCGTATATATAAACCATTCCTGGGGCTTTGCTTCAATCTTAATGGGATCAAGTTCACCTTCAGAATTTAATCCGTAGGTTATTTCCTGAACAGTCATTCCAAACAAAACACAATCAAGAATCTCACTCATAATCCTTTGTAATGGAAGATCATTCAAAATCTTTTCAGCTTTTTCTTTGATTCCGCTTTGCTTTCTGTCCCTACCGCTTTGCGCTTTGCTCTCTGCGCTAAACGCTCCGCTTTCCACCACTTCCCAATCCATCTGCAGTATCTGCAGCTTACGCTGCTGAATAGTCGCGGTTAAATGGGGATCCGTTAGCAGGTCACGGTAAATCTTAAAATCATAACCGTTCTCAGCCAGTATTTCATCAGGATCAGGCAGTACAGTCATCAATCGATTTAAAAACTCAAGCTTCTCTCTGGTTGCAAACTCGCTTGTAAGTTTTATTTTAGTTTTCTTATCCATTTACTTTCCTTTCTCGTCATCCTGGGCTAAGTCGAAGGATTAATTTTTTAATTTTTGAATTATTGATTTTTTGAATTTTTAATTCTTAATCCCATTGAACATTGTAAATTGTAAATTGAGCCTTCATTTCCTATAACTCGAGTACTTCTTGCTTCTTGCCTCTTGCCTCTTCACAATATTTATTTTGAATTCACCAACATCACTTGCTTTACTCTTCTTTTCATTTAGGTACTTGCTCATTATATCCACCTGGTCATCAAACTCGCCGCCCGGAAAATCTTCGCACTCCGAAAGAAAATCATTAAGCCACACTGCAGAAAACGGCAGGTGTACTCTCCCTGATTCAATCAGCGGTGAACAGGCATTCACATATTCCAGCTTGTCTTTTTCAGCAGCTATTTCCTTTATCGGTATCCTGGTGTTTCTTCTTAGTTCCTGTATCAATGCCGTTCCGCTGCTTTTATCCTCTATCCATACCTGGTCAGGTTTTTCCTTTTCATAAAGCTCAATCGCTTTTTTCTTTAACTCTGGAAACTCCAATCTGTCTCTGAACAGATCCAGCAGGTAATAACCTTCAATCGTTTCGATCCAGGTTTCACAAACAGAAAAATCATTTTCCTGTTTTGTCTTTCCTGCTGTATCCCAAATCTGAATTTTACTTAACCGCTTCTTTGCCGCCAGTGTGTGTGGCTCATAAAACTGGAACCATTCTTTCTTGATTATTCTGCCCTGCGATGTATCAACAAAACGTCCAAAGATTTCCTGATCGCGCAAGTGAGCGGGAGTCTCTTTTACAAGCTCGTCTATTTCAACAGGATCAATCAGAGGGTTGTCATAGGAAGAAAAATTGTATGATTTGTAACGCCCGGAATCGTCAGTCAATCCCTTCTCAAATAGCTCAAAGAACAAATGTTTTTCATTATTTTTTGTTCTCTTCCCTTTCGGCGTTCCCCCGATAATTACTTCGGCTTTGTAATCCAGAGTCATAGGAAGAATGGATTCCTGCCAGAGGTTTCTGTTTTTTAAAACAATACCTGCTTCGTTTATAATTATCAAATGATATCCAAATCCTTCAAGGTTTTCAGGTCTGTCGGCAGAACGTAAATCCAGTACACTTTCAACTGATTGTCCGTCAATTCCCAGCATAAGTTTAAGCTCGCTTTTATTTCTGTTGTAATTCCATAAATTTTTTGAAATCTGCTTCAGCTCAGGTCTAAAGTATCTGTCAAAGTATCTTTCAATATTCGAGTATATCGTATCCACCCATAAAACATTTATTCCCGGTCTCTTTATCATCTGCCTTATCGTGTACATCGCCAATCCCTTTGTAAATCCAAACCGCCTTCCCTTTGCAATAATTTTAAATCTTGCTGATTCATCAAAAAAAAATTCTCTTTGCTTTTTATGCAGCCTGCTGATGTATTTGTCTTTTATTACTTGCAATTGTTTTACACATCTGCATAAACCGGGAACTCAGTGTAAAGTCCTTTGTACTTTGTTTTGCTTTTTTCTATGTAGTGTTTTTGCCTGCAGCCAAAGCATACTAACTGGTTTGTATCCTTGTCTAAAAATCCGTTCCATAAATATTTATTCTCCGGTTTTATACCTGGGTTTGTTTCGCAGTAGTAACACTTTTTTTCATTCATTTACTTTTCTGTTTTCATTATAAATTTTTCATTGTTAATTGTACATTGCTATGTGGATAACTATGTTGACAACTTGTTGACAATACTTGTTTATACTTAATAAATCTTGTTATAAATATATGTATAATTGTCATATTTTGTAAGTCATAATAACAATTCGGCAGAACTTTTAAAAAGTTCAGCCGAACTTTCAAAAAGTTTATACGAACCAAACAACAAAGAAAGAAAGAAAGAAAGAAATTAATTACAATTAGGAGGTTGATATGTGGATAACTTTTCATTTCTTCACTCCGTCATCAGTCTGAGTTTTCAAAAAATCAATGGAGTCTTCTGCCGCGCCGTCCACAACTTCAACGATATGTTTTGTTCCTTCGCCGCCGCTTTCCCATAACCGGAATTTCTTTCCTAGTAATTCTAACGCTTTCAGTTTGCCGGCTGTTTTTATTCTTACCTTTCCGTCCTCAACTATTATTTCCGTTACGCCTGCTAAAAGTTCAGCGGGGATTCCTTTCAGATCCTCAATCGTTAATTCTTTTTTATTGTCTATCAGCTGCAGAATATTCCAGGGATTTGAAAATCCTATTTTGCTTATTTCCTTCAATACCATCGTTCCGCTGATCTCAAGTTTTTCAAGTCTCACTCTTAAAATTTCTTCAACAAATTCAGCTACATGGGGTTTTTCATTTTGCCCACTTTTGCCTACCCAGTTAAATGCTTTTTTTCTCGCTACTGATTTTGCATATCCTGCTTTTAGTGCAGCTCGTTCTGCATTCAGCTTCTCATCAGCAAGATATTCCAAAGCAAAAAGACGCTCTTTCTTTGTAAGTTTTTTTGTTGTCTTACTTGCCATTCTTTATTTTTTCTTGTGTTTCCTTGTTGTAAATTAACAAAAGTTTACTTTATATTTCGACAAGTTATTTCACAAATATTTTTGAGGTACTAATGAAACCCTTCGAAATCTTCAGAACCGGCACTCACACTTCGCTTAACGGTCAAACAAAAGACTTCTCAGAAACTGATCTCGATACCATTGCAGGCTCTTATGATCCACAGCAGCACGAGGCTCCAATTGTTATCGGACACCCTGAAACTAATGCGCCTGCTTATGGATGGATTGAAAAACTCAAAAGAATAGGCGACCGTTTAATCGCATTCCCTAAGCAGGTCAGCAATGAATTTGCAGAACTCGTTAAGTCCGGAGCTTTCAAGAAACGTTCAATCTCTATCACACCCGATCTGAAATTAAATCACGTCGGATTTCTTGGAGCTGCAGCACCAGCAGTTAAAGGATTGAAGGATGTTGAGTTTGCAGAAAATGCTGATGAACAGGAATACGCGAGTTTCGAACTTGATTCTACTCTTGAACTTGAACTTGAACTTGAACCTGAACTTGAACCTGAACTTGAACTTGAACCTGAACTCAATGGTAATCTTGAACCCGACAATGATTCCCATGCATCAATGCACTCATTCAATCATGCTTCCATACTCTCAGAAAAACTCGAAGCTTTCTCTAAGGAAATCTCCTCGTTAAAAACTTCTTTATTACAGTTTTCGGAAAAAGGATTGAACAAAGAAGACCTCGATAAAATTCATCAGCGTATTGATGAGCTTCGTTTCTCTATGCAGACGAATGAATTTGAACTGATGCTGAATGAAAAGCTTGCCTATGGCTCGCTTACTCCTGCAATGAAAAATAAAATCTTAAATATTGTCGGTTTTCTGCAGCGCCAGGATTTTGCATCAAGCGAATTTTCTTCTGTTAATTTTAGCAATCAGGTCAATATAATGTTCACAGAGCTTGTTGAATCTTTTCCACAGCTAAAACTCAATTCTGAATTTGCGACAAAGGACACCGCGCCGTATATGAAAGCTGATGATGATTTTGGCGATGCTGATATCGATTCAGATCAGATGAAAATTCATAAACAGGCTCTTTCAATTTCAAAAGAAAAAAATATTTCCTATCTCGCTGCAGTTAAAGAAGCAGCGGGAATCGAATGATGAAAAGTCCGGTCATAGGATAAGTTGAACGTTTTTTAGTTAATCCACTTTCATAATATTTGGAGTAAATATGAGCACATTATTAAAAAAAAGAGTTGTAGATCCTGTCTTAACAAACCTTGCAAGAGGTTATTCTAATGCTCAGTATATCGCACCTGTCCTTTTCCCTATTGTTGAAGTCAGCAAGGAAGGCGGAAAGATACCTGAGTTCACAAAGGAATCTTTCAAGATTTACAATACTGAAAGAGCAATCCGCGCAAGGTCCAACAGGATAAACCCTGAAGACAGGACAGAGATTGATTTCGTTCTTACCGAACACGATCTCGAATATCCTGTTGATTACCGCGAAGCCCAGGAGGATATATTTCCCACGCTTGCACACGGTACTTTTGTTGTAACTGAAGGTATTATGCTTAGAATGGAAAAGCTCGCTGCTGATCTTGCACAGAATGATGTAAACTACCCGGCAGGCAGCAAAGTAACGCTTGCTCTTGGTGATAAATTTACAACCACATCTTCTGATCCATTCGCAATATTCAAAAACGCAAGCGAATCTGTCAGAATGAAAATTGCAAAGCGTCCCAACACCTGCGTAATAGGAGCTTCCGCGTATGCTGCACTTCGTCAGCATCCTGCAATTATCGAAAGGATTAAATACACACAGAAAGGAATTGTGACAACAGAGCTTCTTAAATCATTGCTTGATTTTGAAACGCTTGTAGTGGGGGATGCAGTTTATTCCAGCGATGCGGGAGTATTATCAGATGTCTGGGCAGATAATGTTATCGTTGCATACATACCTCCCCGCCAGTCTGATGTTGCAAGATCAATATATGAACCTTCATTCGCGTACACGCTTAGAAAGAAAAATAATCCTGTAGTGGATAAATACACAGAACAGGGTAAAGTTCAGATAATCAGATCAACTGATTTATTTCTTACTAAAATAGTCGGTGCGGATGCAGGCTACTTAATCAAAGACACAAACGCTTAATTAAACAATCCCCTCTCCTTATTTATTCCCTCTCCTTACAAAGGAGAGGGTCAGGGTGAGGTCAAATGAGGTAAAATGGAATACTTAATCACAAAAACAGACATCTCTCTTAACGGAATTATCCACAGCGAAGGATCAACAATTGATTCAGCCAGGTACAAACAAGAAGAAATTGAATCAGTCATTCACCTGCTGGTTCCGTTAGAAAAATCATCTTCAGCAGTAACACTTGATCTTGAAGAAACAGAAAAACCACAATCAACAGCATCTGAAGAAAAAACAAAACGTTCCCGTAAGTCAAAACAATAATAAAAATGTTTTTGACCCGGCATCAAATAAACTTAAATAAAAATGGCATTGAAAGAATTGCGTAAAAAAATTTTGAGTAGTGAAGTGTTAAACGACAAAATCTGTCTGAGCGAGTCTTCGGGCGAGTTATTTTGTCGTAACGAAACGAAGCAAAATTTTAGCAATTCTTTCGGAGCCTTGATTCTTTGGTACTTTCTTATCAAGAAGAAAGTACAAACAATAAAATTTAGAAAGGATATTTTATGTTAACTGAACAGCCAATTTTAATCACTTCAATCAAATGCACCGAATCTCTCGGTATTACAAAAAATCATTTCGTCACATTCGAAGGCACTTTGGGAACAGAGGGTGAAAAATCTCTTGGCGTCTGCAATGCAGATACAGCCGTAAATGAAATGATGCCTGTAGCTGCAAAAGGAATTGCACTTGTAATAACAGGCGGAATAATAAACTATGGCAATCCTGTTCAATCTTTTGATAATGGAGTTGCAATATTGCAAACAACTGGTCCCTTAGAAGGCTATGCAATGGATTCAGCAGCAAGCGCTGGACAGATAATCCGCATACTTTTAGCATAGGTATCAGAATGAAATCAATAAAATTCTTCCTGCAATTGTTAATTGTTAATTGTACATTGTTAATTGGCTCCGCCAACGCCCAGTGGTGGGTAGATGGCGGTAATTTAATCTGGCCCTATGGTGATGTAAATATAAAAGGTGGATTGACAAGTGGATATGATATTAAAAATAATATCTGGCTTCTTAATAATCCAACCGAAAATCCTAAATCACGTAACCAGTTTTTTGCAAATCAGGTAAGTTGGTGGGGTGGTTCAGCAGCATTTATAAATTCAGCTTATCAATTTCATAATGTTCTTAATCCAAATTCACGTATGGCTGGGATTGATAATTTTATTTGGCAAAGTACTGATACTCTTTATTCTCTTTACGGTATGCAAACAAATATGTTTCTTGATAAATACAGTAGTAATTCAATATTTAATAATGATTATACTTATTTTCACGGTAATCAGGTCGCTTTACAGTTAGGTGACATCCCTAAAAATCGTTCTAATCATTTTATTGCTTTATTTGAAGGATATATTGATGAAAAAAATGTAACACCTGGTGTTATTGATACATTATCCAATTTTCAGCATACATCAATTTTTAGAGCGAGGATGGGCGGTGGTAATCAGCACAGATATAATAATTATTATTCTTTCTTTTCAGATTTATCTCCTGGTTTAGCACAGGATAAAATTCTTTCTGGTTATCATTTTTATGGTAGTGGTGATTATCCTTCTTATTTCGGTGGTGTTGTAAAAGCTAAACAGTTTCAGCTTAATGCTCTTAATACCGCACCTGCAAGTGCATCAGCAGCAGGCACAACCGGCGAACTTAGATTCGATGCAAATTATATTTACGTTTGTGTCGCCACAAACACCTGGAAGCGGGTTGCACTTGCTACCTGGTGATTTTGAAAAAAAACACGGCGGGAAAATCATAATATTATTATTGCTTCTCCCTTTTATTTTATTCTTGTTAAAACTTATTTATAACCTTATAAAATAATT